CGGGTCCGGACGGTCGCGATGTGGGTTCGTTTGTCGGTTCGGTGTGAGTCGGCGGACGTTTCTCCGTCCTTGTTGGGTCAGTTGCATCGTTTTGCGGATCAGGTGGGGTTGACGACGGCTGGTTTGGCTGAGATGGGCTGGGCTGTGGCTGTTGATGAGGTCGCGAAGCGTTCTGTGGAGCGTAAAGCGGCTCCGGTGAGGGTTGAGCGGCGTTTGCGGGCTGCCGCGGTCGGCGATGCTCAGTGACCGGGTCGGTGTAGTCGATTTCCCGACGCTCGGGGACTTGATCGACGGTTGGGTGACGCAGCATTGCCGGATCCCGGACGGGTTCAGCCGTGGGAAGCCGTTCCGGAAGTACGATTGGCAGTTTTGGTGTTGCGCGAACTTCTACCGGGTCCGTGAGGACGCGAAATGGGTGCCGGAGCAGCCGTTATTGAACCAGGCGTTCGTTTACCGCCGCGCGTTGGTCGTTGGACCCCAGAAGAGCGGGAAAGGGCCTGACGCGGCAACGGATGTGGCCGCGCAGGCGGTCGGCCCGACGGTGTTTGGGGGTTGGGCGAAGGCCGGAGATGCCTATGACTGCGCGGAGCATGGCTGTAAGTGTGGTTGGGGGTGGGATTATGAGCCGGGGGAGCCGAAAGGTATCCGGCAACCGTCCCCGCTGATCCAGTTGACGGCCACCAGCCAGGATCAGGTGGACAACGTGTACCGTCCGTTGGTTGCGATGATCCATTTGGGTCCGTTGAAGCACCTGTTGAAGCCGCGGGAGACGTTTATCCGCGTGTTGGGGTTGTCGGATGACCCGGATATGGACCGTATTGACGCTGTGACGGCGTCGGCGTTGGCGAGGTTGGGTAATCCGATCTCGTACGCGCATCAGGACGAGTCGGGGACGTATACGTCGACGAACAAGATGCGGAAGGTCGCGGAGACGCAGCGTCGCGGCGCCGCTGGGATGGGCGGTAGGTCCCAGGAACACTCCAATCCGTGGGATCCAGCCGAGAACAGTGTCGCGCAGACCACGTTTGAGTCGCAGGCACCCGATATTTTCAAGTTTTACCGTGAACCACCGAAACAGTGGTCGTTCCACGACAAACGGGAACGCCGAAAGATCCTTCAGTACGTCTATTCGGGGTCGGAGCACGTGAATCTGGACTCGATCGAGGCGGAAGCGGTCGAACTGATGGAGAAGGACCCGACGCAGGCGGAACGGTTCTTCGGCAACAGGCTCGTTCAAGGGCTCGGGACGTGGCTACCGGACGGGTTGTGGGAGTCTTCGACCCAGGTCCGGGAGCAGGTGGCCTGATTGTTCGTTTCCGCGGGCTTCGACGGCAGTTCCACGGACGATTTCACCGTGATTCGTGTCGAAACGATGAATTACTGGCAGTTCACCCCTACCTACGGAGATGCGCGGCGGCCGATGGTGTGGGCGCCGTTGGAGTGGGGTGGCGTGATCCCGCGTGCTGAGGTGCATGCGGCGGTTGCGGAACTGTTCGCGACGTTCCAGGTGTGCCGGTTTTACTGTGATCCGCGGGATTGGCAGTCGGAGATTCAGGCGTGGGCGTTGGAGTACGGCGAGAAACGTGTCTTGCCGTGGGTGACGGGTCGGTTGCCGCAGATGCACGCTGCGTTGGAACGCTTCCGGACGGACCTGACGACCGGGTTGTTGACGCATGATGATTGTCCGATCACGAAGGCGCATGTTGCGAATGCGCGGAAGGTGCCGCGGCCGGGTGAGAAGTATCTGATCGGGAAGCCGCATGGCGCGTATCACCAGAAGATCGATGCTGCGATGGCGTCGGTGCTCGCGCATGAGGCGGCGTGTGACGCGGTCGCTGCCGGTGAGAACGTCGAAGTCGACGAAGGCTACGTGTACGTCTACAGCAGTTACTGACCGGTTCTGGGAGGGTTTCGCGTGGCGTTGACCCTCGATGAGTTGAAGACTGTCACGAACCGCCTGTATATGCGTTTGCAGTCGCGGCGGCGGCCGGCTGAGCAGGCGATGGCGTATTACCGGGGTGAGCAGGGGGCGTTGCAGTTCGCGACGAAGGAGTTCCAGGAGTCGTCGGGGAAACGGTATGACGGGTTCTCCGACAATTGGTGTCAACCGGTGGCGTCTGCGGGTGCTGAACGGACGGCGTGGCGTGGCATCAAACTCCCCGGCAGCGCGGTTGGTCGTTTATCGCCGGATGAGTCCCTGTTGTGGGGTGCGCTGCAGGACAACGATGTGGATGCGCAGTTTGCTCAGGCGTTTCTGCATGCCCCGATTCAGAAGCGGTCGTTCGTGTCGGTGTGGGGTGTGTTGGATGGCCCGGACGCCGGTGAACCGTCGGTGATGGTTGAGTCTGCGACGCAGGCGATCGTGGAGTATGACCCGGAGGTCCGCCGAAAACGGAAATACGGGTTCAAAGTGTATGTGGACGACAAATGGGAGTACGGCACGCTGTCGGACGCGGACTACATCTATCCGATGCGGCGCCCGTTGTCGGCGATGACGGGGATTTCCCTGTCGGGGATCATCTCGCCGCAGGTCAGCGCGATGATGGGCCAGTCTGACCTGATCGTTCCGCAGGTGAAGGGCCGACCGTGGCAGTTGATCACGGACCCCATCCCGAACCATTTGCACGACGTGCCGCTCGTTGAGTTACCGTATCGTCCGATGCTGGACGGTAAGGGTCCGATGTCGGATATTCAGGGTGTCATGTCGATGCAGGACGCCGTGAACTTGTTGTGGGCGTACATGTTCAACGCCGCTGACTTCGCGTCGTTGCCGGCGCGGATCGTCATGGGTCAGGCACCGCCGAAGGTTCCGGTTCTTGACGAAAACGGGATCAAGGTCGGGGAGCGGACGATCGACCCGAAGGAGTTGACCGCGGGCCGGCTCCTGTGGTTGCCGTCGGTGGACGCGAAGGTTGGTTCATGGGAGCCGGCGTCGCTGGACGGGTTCTCCCGGATCATCGAGCAACTGGTCGGGCACATCGCGGCGCAGTCCCGCACCCCCGCCTACTACCTGATGTCGCAGGCCGGCATGTCGAATGTGAGTCCGGAGGGTGTGGAAACCGGCGAGGCGGGGCTTGTCATGAAGGTCCACGCCTCGCAGGAGCAGTACAACGGTGGACTTAGGGACGTGGCTGTCCTCGTGGCCCGCCAGTTGGGTGAGGATGCGTTGGCGAGGCAGTGCCGCCGGGCGCAGATCATCTGGAAGAACCCCCGGAACCCCAGCCCAGCGCAGGCGGCGGACGCGTTCCAAAAATACCTCGCCGCGGGGTTCCCGTTCGAATACTTGCTGTCAATGGACGGCCGGTATTCGCCGGCTGAGATCACGGAGATCATGGACATGAAGGCCGCGGAGGATAAGAAGACCGCGGACGCGGCGGCGAAGGCTGCGGATGCTTTGCAGCCGGTTGTTTCTAAGACTGATCTGCAGGCGCAGGTCACTCCGTTGGCTGGGTCGGAAGCGCCCCAGCCTAATTCGAAGGTTGGTGTGCGGTGAGTCCTGAAATCGCGTCGGTTGTTGAGTGCATCCTGCTGTTCCTGATCCTGATCGTCCTCTTGGTGTCCGCGATCCGAGTCCGCGGCTGACCCCCTAGTCTCTTTCTCCGTTCTGCCCTCGTCCCGCAACGGTTCGGGGGTTTTGTTGTGTGCCCGCAACGGGCGCGCCCGCTCCCTAGGAGTCTGTTTTGACTGCACCAGCCGACGCAACGTCGACACCAGCACCACCCGCAACCGACCCGGCTCCCGCTGCTGCACCTGCGGAACCGCCGAACGCTGCGCACGAATCATCCGCACCACCCCCCGCACCGCCGAAGCCGGTTGAGAAGCCTGCCGCTACTGATCAGGGCGACAAACCGAAACCGGAACCCGAAAAGAAAGACACCGGTGAGTCCGCAACGGACGACCCGGACAAAGACCCAGAGGATGAACCGCTCGGTCCGCAAGGGCGCCGAGCGTTGGACGCGTGGAAAGCACGCGCGAAGGAAGCGGAAGCCTCCGACAAGGCACACGCCGCGGCTGTCGCGTTGCTGGAAGCCAAGATCGCGGACTTCGACAAGTCCCCCGAGGAACAGGTGCTCCTCGCTGCACGCAGGGAAGGCGAAAGCACGGCCACCGCAACGGTGACCGCGTTGGCTGCGGCAGCGTTGGCGCGTCAGGCGTTGATCACAGAAGCCAAGGGACGCCTAGCCGACCCGTCTGATGTGACTGCGTTCCTGGATGCCTCCGACATCAAGGTCGGCGATGGGTTCGCTGTCGATACGGCGGCGATCACTGCGTTGGTCGATGACCTGCTCACCAGGAAACCCCACCTTGCGGTGCAGGCGCCGAAGCCTTCTGGGCCTGTGGTGCCGGCGGGGTCGATCGATCAGGGTGTCCGTTCGAAGGACACCCCATCGTTGGGGCAACGCGCCGATTTGGCGCAGTCGGAGGGCCGTCACAAGGACGCGATCCGTTTGAAAGCACAACAACTCATGGAGCTTCAGGCCGCCGGTCAACGGGGGCCCGGGGCCTAATCTGAAAGAAGGAAGTAATGGCCACTGCGCCTATCACCGGCACCGCCGACAGTTTTGGCTTGCCGAACTATCAGGGTCAGCTGTTCGGGCTCACCCCCTACGACACGCCACTCTTGTCCGCGATCGGTGGTCTCACCGGGGGCCGGCAGACTGAGTCCACCCAGTTGGAGTGGCAGACGTATGACCTGCGTGACCCGTCTTCGGGGCGTGCACGGCTGGAGGGTGCAGCTGCGCCGACCGCTGAGGCCCGTGTCCGTGGCGTTGTCCGGAACGTCGTCGAGGTTCACCAGGAAGTCGTCGCTGTTTCGTACACGAAGCAGGCCGCGATCCGCCAGTATTCGTCTGCGACGTCGGCGCCGTTCATCACCGCTGATGATGACGGGCAGGAAAACCCTGTCACCGACGAAATGTCGTTCCAGCTGGAGCAGGCGATCAAGGGCATCGCGTTGGACGTGAACTACTCGTTCTGGAACGGTCAGTTCCAGAACCCGACCACGAACGCGTCCCCCCGGCGGACCCGCGGGGTGTTGCAGGCGATCACCACGAACGTCGTCGACAAGTCCGGTGTCACGTACACCGGGTTCTCCAGCGCGACGGACACGATCACAGGCACCCACGCGTTGTCGAACGGTGAGAAGGTGATTTTCAACAGCACTGGTGCCGCGTCGGGGATCACCGCGGGCCGCATCTACTACGCGGTGAACGTCGTCGGCACCACCACGTTCAAGGTGTCGCTCACGTCGGGTGGCGCTGCGATCACCCTGGGGACGTCGACGTCGAACATCGATGTGCGCCGGCCGTGGGCTACCGCTCTGGACAACACGGTGTTCGAGGACGCGGTGCAGTTGGCGTACGACAACGGTGGGTTGACGGAGAACAGCACGGCCACGATCTGCGTGAACTCCACGCAGAAACGGGCACTCACCGCCGCCTACGCGTCCGCGTACCTGAAGGCTGACCCGTTGGCCGGCACGAGGAATGTTGGTGGCCTCGCGTTGGAGACCATCTACACGGACTTCGGGCGGTTCAACATCCTCCTGGACCGTCACATCCCGCGGGACACCATCGCGATCCTCTCCCTGGAGCAGTTCGCGCCCGTGTTCCTCGCGGTCCCCGACAAGGGCATTTTCTTCGCGGAACCCCTCGCGAAGACCGGCGCCAGCGACCAGGTGCAGTTGTACGGCGAGATCGGCCTGCAGTACGGCGCGGAGAACGCGCACGCCGTGATCCGCGGACTCGCGGTCTGACCGTTCGTCTGTCCATGCACGTTTACTCGGTGTCGGGGGAGGTCCGCGGTGGCTGACAGTTTCGCAACTATCGCGGACCTCCAAAACCGGGGATTCGTCATGGTCGACGCACGCGGTGTTCAGGTCGTTGATGAGGATGTCGCGACCTTGTTGCTCGATGATGCTTCGGAGTATTTGCGGGGCATCATCGGGAACAGGGTGTGGCCGGCTGGTCAGTCCACGGTGACGTTGTGGGCGCAACCGGGGTGGCAGTGGCTTGACATTCCGATCACTCCGTTGGTGTCGGTGGATTCGGTGGTGTTGACACCGACGAATCCGTGGCTGCTGCAGTATCTGCCACCCACGGGTGTCCTGGTGGAACGGTTCGACCAGTCCATTCGGGTGTGCGGTCCGGCGAAGGTCACCGCGGTCATCACCCACGGTTTCGCCACGATCCCGCAGGAACTCACTGCGTGGACGTGTGTGCTCGCAGCGCAAGTCATCAACAGCCTGCAGCAACTCGGCACCTTCGGTTCCGGTGGGGTGACGTCCCTCGCGATGGAGGACTACCGGATCACGTATCAGCAGGGAACGTTGGATCCGTTCGCGCTGCCGGACCGGGTCGCCGACAACCTGCGGTCCAGGTTCGGTGGCGGACCACAGGTCACCACGTCATGGCGTTGACCGCGTGAAGGGCATCACGGGTCCGGTGTTGATGCCGCCGTTTGCTCGCCGGTTGGCGGAGTCGTTGATGACGGACACCGTCACGTGGACTAGGAGCGTGCCCGCAACGGGCCCGGTCACGATCAACCCAGCGACGGGGCTGCCCACGACAGGACCCGACACCAGTATCTACACGGGTCCGTGCCGGTTTTTCCTGCAACGCATCCCCCGACGCACCGGCGGTGGCTTGGACGCCGGCGATTACGTGGTCACCATGACCACGTACGCGTCGATCCCGTACACGGCGCCGAACCTCGCGGTCGCGGACATCGGCACCATCACCGGGTCGTTGGAGCATCCCCAGGACGTTGGGTTGAAGTTCCGGGTTGTCGGGGTCATCCGCAACACCCAAGCGTCGGCGCAGCGTTTCCAGGTCGAAGCGGTCGTCGGCTGATGGCCGGCGACGGCATCGACGTCGACATGGTGCAAGTAAAGGCGTTGGCGGATGAACTCGGTGGTGTGGGTGCGCGGGTCCGTCCCGCAGTGAAAGCGGTCATCACGAAAGGCGCGTTGAACATCAAAAACGCGGCCCGCGACGCGATCCTCGCGGACACCCGCCATGTGTTCGTGAAGCAATACCCGTACAGCATCACCTATGACGTCAGCGTCGGGGCAGGTGCGGTCGTGTCCGCGGAGATCGGCCCGGACAAAGACAAACCGCAGGGCGCGCTGGGGAACCTCCTGGAGTTCGGGTCATCGAAGAACGCGCCCATCCCGCATCTGGTGCCAGCGTGGGAAGCGGAAATCGACAACACCGAGATGTGGATCGGTAAAGCTGGGGAAGATGCAGTGTTCGGGGGCGGGGCGTGACGTACTCGACCGCGGCGGACGCCATCATCGGCGCCGCGAAAGCAGCGCTCCCCACCGATGTTGCCGTGTACGACACCATCGTCCCCGGTATCGCGCCACCCCGGTACGTCGTGTTCTACATCCCCGACGAACTCAGGCGGGACATCGGCATCATCGGTGTCTCCGACGAGTTGACAGCCACATTCCAGGCCACCTGCGTCGCCAGCAACACCAGCGCCGCCTACTCCGCAGGGATGTGCCGGTGGCTCACCCGCACCGTCCGCGACCTCTACACCGACCTCCAGATCGCCGCCGACGGGATGCTACCCGCCACCATCCGCCATCAAGGGTCCCAAAACCCGCGCCCGGATGAGGCGACACCCGACAAAAAGGTGTATTCCACCGCCCAGTTCTCCTATCAAACACTCCGCGTCTAGCAACAAGGGAAAGGACCCCATCGTGACAGGTTCCATGCGATTCGACCAGATCGAGGGGTACGAACCCGCCCCACCC